GGCTTTGCGGTCACTGAAACCACAGGTGATACTACGGTCAACAAGCTGACCATTAGTGAAACAGATACGTCTGGCTTCACCTCAACCATGGCTATGCCAAAGAGTTATGTTGATGCCAGTGGTGGATATGCGGGCAACTCGGTTGGGGGAACAGACCACCTCAACACCTACATGACTCCCGGCAACTACCGAGGAACTGTCCCTGCTTCACCTGCAAGTTATGGATATCCAGCAGGAGTTGCTGATGGAAATGTTTACACCCTGATTGTTCTTCGATCAGGATCTCCAACTTCTAACGTCATCCATCAAGAGCTGATCTATCGGGCTGCTTCTCAGAAAGAACTTAGGTTCGAGAGAATTCACACAGCCAACGCTCAGTCGGGTTCAGAAGCTACTGAGTGGGGTGAGTGGAAGAAGGTCATCAACAGTGGAAATGGACTGAATGACCTTGCTGCTGCCTACGGCGACTACAGCATGGGTACTCAGAAGATCATCAACCACGGCACTCCAACAGATGCCACTGATGTGACCAACAAGAGCTACGTAGATGCAGCCATCGTTGCTGACTCAGAGACATCAGGTCAAGTAAAGCTCATTGGCACAAAAACTTTTGATAATGATGACTTCTTCTTCTCAGCCGCAGATGATGAGAACTGGCACACAAAGTACAGGAAAATTGAAATCGTCTATGAGTATGACACCAACAACAGCTATTACAGGTTCGGGATGGGAATCCTCAGAAGAAGCAGTGAACTGGTTTATGACAACCCGGCTAATGCTGCTAATAATTTCTTTAACGGTCCGACCGATTTGTACATGTCAAGGAGTTCTGTCTTCCGAAGCGGTGACTCAGGACCTAATATTGTAGAGCCGTGGCTTACAGCCTTTAAATCCCATCAAGAGAGTACTGGTGGTGGCACTACAAACACTTACAACACTGATGGTTACGTACTCTTGTCTCCGCAAATTTGTACCTCACAAGATGGAGGACAAATAGGTAGTGGTCAAATCACCATTGAGTTTAGTGGGAAGGATATAATGGTGGATTGCTCAGGAATGAACAACAAAAAATCGACTGCTGGAGCTAATGGTGCTACGGCGGGTAGACAGCAGTTCTACTTCAACGTAGACCCAGCATTTCCTATCAGCAGGCTTTCTTTTGCCAGTCACTTTGCCCACATCAACAACAACAGAGGAACAATCTACTCTGGCAACCTCAGAATCTACGGAACATTCCGATAACCCCCGAACCAACAGGAGAATATAAATGCCTACAAAAGTAAGCGCAGCTATGACCACAGGTGTGGTTAAGGATTCACAAAAAGCTGCTAAGAATGGTCTTGCGGGATCTGAAGGAAATGTTCCCCAGCTCAATTCCTCAGGAAAGATCCCCTCTCAGCTACTCAGCACAGGCGTACACCTCGGTGGTACTGCTGCTGCCAATCTATTGGATGATTATGAGGAAGGAACTTTCACCATCGCAATGACAGCCGCTACTTCAGGAACAATAACTTTGGATAGTAATTTCAATACAGGTTATTACACAAAAGTTGGTGACATTGTAACTGTTACAGGTAATCCAAAAATAAGTTCTGTCTCCAGCCCCACGGGCAATACTTTGATTTCTTTACCTTTTACAGTGAAAAATGAAGCAAAGTCAAATGCTGTAGGCCCAATGCTTGAAGCGGGTGTCGCATACCAAACAAATCAAAAGGGTGGATTTATAGTACTGTCAGCAGAAAACACAGCAACTATGACAATTCTGTACAACACAGATGGTGATTTCTTCGGCTTACAAGCACAGAATGCCGGTTTTGGGGCCAACGACCAATTCCGTTTCAGCATCACATATAAAGCTCAATAAAAGGATAAACAACATGATCACTAAAGAAATTGAAGTGGACAAGATCGAAGTCTGTGGACTTTGGAATGTCCAAGTACGAACCGCATCTGTCATTAAGGAAGACGGTAAAGAAATCTCCCGATCCTTTGAACGACATGTGGTCAACCCCGACAGCGATATGGCTACAGAAGACTCACGAGTTGTTGCCATTGGTAACGCAATCTGGACAGAAGAAGTCCGTGCAGCTTATGCAGCATTCAAGGAATCTATGACGAATGGAACCGAATGATCAGATACTGGTAGCACTGGGCCGTCTTGAAGGCAAAGTAGATGCTCTCATGACCCGTCAGGCACTTCACGATGAGGACATCCAACGTCTTGATGTGCGTCTCAGGCAGCTTGAGCAGGGACGCTCATGGCTCCTCGGAGCTGCTGCTGTAGCGGGTGCAATCGCATCCTTTGTCGCCACTAAATTAGGAGTATGAAATGACCCCAAAAGAAACTATGAACCAACTGCACGATCTGTTGGCCCAAGAACTTACGAACAAGATCGTCTCAGGTGAAGCTACCAGTGCTGAACTGAGTGTCGCCCGCCAGTTCCTAAAGGACAACGGCATCGACGGAACTATTGAACAGAGTGATCCTCTGGCTAACCTCGCCAAGATCCTGCCATTTTCAGATGAAACCAAGGAGGCTGTCTGATGACCGATAAATTGAGAATTAAAAAACCTAAGTATTTCTTTGCAAACGGCAAACCTTACTCCGGTCCTGTCCACACGGGCAAAGGACAGAAGAAGTTTACCGGCATCATTTCTACTGATGATGCTGTGCAAGTTTTCACTGAAGATGATTTCTTGATGATGCAGATGCCTTCCGCAAAGAAGCAACTCAAGGTGAACAAAAACAATGGCCCTACTTATGAAGCGTTGCAGGGACCACCACCCGGTGGCGGCGGACAGGGCGTTCCTTTGCCATAAACAATTAGACAATTAGGAGAGAGATGGAACTGATTACAGAAGAGAGAGTTATTGAGTTGTTGATGATGTTTGTTGGATCAGGTCTTCTTGGTCTGTTCGGCTTTGTGTGGAAGATAAGTCACAGAGTATCTATTCTTGAGAAGCAAATTGCACACGAAATAGAGCGGCGTAAAAGCGACTCCCAAGACTTCAGGCGTGACATTGATATGATCATTAGCAATGTTGACAAGAACAAAGAGTGGTCAATCAACAGAATGATGTCTATCGCCAAGGAAATGCCTAGATAAGGAAACATACATGGACGCACCGGAAACACTCAAGGACTTCAGGAACTTCCTGTACCTATGCTGGAAGCACCTGAACCTCCCAGATCCCACCCCGGTGCAATATGACATCGCTGACTTTGTACAGAATGGACCTAAGCGTCGAGTGATTCAAGCCTTCCGAGGAGTTGGGAAGTCTTGGATCACCTCGGCATACGTGTGTCACCAGCTCCTCCTAGACCCTACAAAGAACATCTTGGTGGTCTCTGCATCCAAAACACGTTCGGATGATTTCTCGACATTTACCCTCAGGATGATCAACGATATGTCCATATTGGAGCATCTTCGCCCCAAGGACGATCAGAGGAATTCCAAGATAGCCTTTGACGTTGGGCCTGCCCCAGCATCACACGCACCATCCGTGGTGTCCAAAGGTATCTTCTCACAGATCACAGGATCCAGAGCAGACCTGATCATTGCTGATGACGTTGAGAGTTTGAACAACTCAGCTACCCAGACCACCCGAGACAAACTCCTAGAGACAGTCAAAGAATTCGACGCTGTGCTGAAGCCTGAGGGGCACATTATCTACCTCGGAACCCCACAGACCGAGATGAGTATTTACACCTCCCTGACGGAGCGCGGATACAAGACTCGCGTGTGGCCCGCTAGGATCCCGTCTGAGGGACAGGAGAATAGAATGGGGTCTACCCTCGCCCCGATGGTGCAAGCTCTTAGAGAGGATCCTACGGCCTCTAGAGGGGATGCTGTTGATCCCGGCAGATTCAACAATGAAGACCTGCTGGAACGAGAAGCGTCCTACGGAAGGACAGGATTTGCCCTCCAGTTCATGCTGGATAGCACACTCAGTGACCTAAGCCGTTACCCACTAAGGCTTTCCGACCTGTTGATCATGAACATCAGCGGTGACATGGGGCCTGAGAAGGTCATCTGGGCACCTGATAAGGACAAGGCCATCTCTGACCTGCCCTGTGTAGGCATGGCTGGAGATAGGTATTACACCCCATTTGAGGTCTCAAGTAGCTGGCAGAAGTTCACAGGCTCTGTCATGGCGATTGACCCCTCGGGTAGAGGTGCTGACGAGACCAGTTATGCGGTCATCAAGATGCTGAATGGCTACCTGTTCGTCACTGATGCCGGTGGTATCGAGGGCGGATACGAGGAGAAAGCCCTGAAGAAGCTGGCTCAGATCGCCAAGACCGAGAAGGTGAACAAGGTTCTTATTGAAAGCAACTTTGGAGACGGTATGTTCACTGCCCTGCTAACCCCTGTACTGGCAAAGACTTACAAGGTTAGCATCGAGGAGGTCAGGCACAGTACACAGAAGGAAAAACGCATTATTGACACGCTTGAACCTGTCATGAACCAGCACAAGCTCGTATTCAACCGCAAGGTCATCGAGACGGACTATGACAGCACACGGCATCTGGGTCCAGAGAAGGCTCTCAAGTACCAGTTGTTCTACCAGATGAGCAGGATTACGCGGCAGAGAGGCGCACTAGCC